AATTAAGCACCTGTATTTTTTTGCTTACAAAGATCTCTTTATTACCGTTGTAACCTAATACATTAAACGTATAAATTATTGATCTTTCCGTGTACTGTTGGTCTCCATATATCCCGCTAAAATCATAGTCGATATTAGAAAAAGGCACTCGCTCCTTAATCTTAATTTTGGAGGGATTGCCTATTTCTCTGCTTGCTATGGATAACCCTAAATCTTTGTAACTATGCAACCCGTCAAATGTTATACCACGCATTAGTATGCAACCCTCCCATTAAGATTAGTGCGCTTGCCTTGCTCAACGTCTGTTACTTCTCCAAGAACTTTACCGTCAATAATGATGTTTTTGCCGTCAATAATCGCTTGAAGTATGTTCATTAATAATGATTCAATGCCGGACATATTATTGGTAGCCGATTGATCGCCCATCGTGCTCGCAATACCTTTTCCGATACCAGCTAAAACCTTGCTGTTTAGCGGTAAAATAGCTTCACTTCCTGCTTCGCCAACACCTTGCAACCCTGCGTTCGCTGTGTTAAATAGAGTAGGCTTATTAAATACCCCTCCGACAGCGTTCCAATTAACTTTTAATTTTGGCACACTTGGTGGCAGTAAGCCGAACTTACCATCTAGTGAGAAAGAGGGCATCTTAGGCATTGTGATTTTAGGAAATTTTAGTTTTAACCCACTGAAGAATCCTTTTACCTTGTCAATGATACCTTTTATCGTATCAGCAGCAGCAGTAATTGGTGTTGTCATCGCTGTTTTAACAGAGTTAAATATTGTTGTGACTGTTGTTTTAACACCATTAAAAACTGTTGTGATAGTCGTTCTAATGCCGTTAACAACTGTGGATATGCTTGTCCTAATGCCATTCCAAACTGTTGTCGCTGTAGTTCTTATGCTATTAAAAACCGTCGTGATTGTTGTCCTAATTGAATTAAACACCGATGACACAACTGATCTAATGCCGTTGAAAATCCCCGTTAAAAATGACCTTATCGAGTTCCACACGACCATGGAAAGTAATTTTATTGCATTAAAAACATTAGTTATAGTTGTTTTAATGCTATTGAATACGGACGTTGCTGCAACTTTTATTGCAAGCCACGCTGTTTTTAAAAATACAGATACCGTCTCCCAATTTTTATAAAGAAACACGCCCGCCGCAATGAGTACGCCAATCGCAATTACCACAATTCCAATGGGCGAAGTAATGAACGCCATGACCGCCGCGAAAGCAGTACCAACACCCGTTGCGATAGTTGTAACTGTTGTCCACAATGCGATAGCAGCCGTTATTAGCTTAAATGCTAGTATACCAGCCGTCACCCCTGCAATTAAAGGAGTCCACCTTGTTACAAAGTCAGCTACGTCTTGCGCTATCTTTTCGAAATCAAGTTCCAGTATTGCATCCCACAATTCAATGAATAACTCTTTGACAGCATCAAGCGCTTCCGACTCGCTAAACTTTTGCCATAATTCGGCTAATGCGCTTGCAACGTCCGTTACTATTTGCTTTAACGTGTTAAATGCTGTGGAATCGCTTATTTTCCCATACAATACGGTAAACCACTCAAGCACAACGGGTATAACCTCATTGACCCTATTAAACGCTTCGCCAACCTTAGCTTTAATGGTGTCTAAAACACCGGGTATACCGCCGAATCCAGCAGACTCTAACCAATCATCGAACGATTGAATAGTCTTAGCCACACCGTTTACGATAGCCGTTTGAATATTACTCCAGGATGTACTAATACCCTTAGTCGCTTCGATGGCAACCTCAGCGAAACCGCCCTGCGTATCAGATAACTCAATGATTTTGTCATTAAACTCATCCATAGTTATGTCCCCGTCTTTAAGGGCATCATAGAAATCGGTTTGTGCTGCTCTACCTGTAAAGCCAAACGATTCAGCAGTTTCCTGTAACGCGTATGGCATCGTTTCCTGTAGCGTTCGCCATGATGTCATATCAACTTTACCAGTGGATAGCATCTGTATATATTGCTCCATACCACGGCTTGCATCTGCTGTACTCGCACCACTTGCAAGAAACGCGTTGTTTAATCCTATCGCTGATTCAGCAGCTAAATCTACATCTTGAAACACGTTTACAAGTCTCTGCGTATCGCCTGTAATTCCGTCTAGCGTGGTAGGTAGTCCGTCAATGCCTTTGACAAGTTTATCTGTTGCGCTTGCGGCTTCGTTTGCACCGTATCCCATTTGTTGCAATACTTTAGGAAACTGATTAAGAGCATCGACCCTAGATATTGCTCTACCGGTGGAACTAATAATCATACCCATACCTTTGTCCACAAGCTTAAACACGCCAATACCAGCCGCTATCTTACCTATTCCTTTAGCAGCCCTGCCAAACGCCCCGAATATACCATCACCGGACTTTTTAGCCTTTCCACTAACACCGGATAAGCTTTTTTCTGCGTCTGCGGTGTCTATGAAGATGCTCCCAAATAAGCGAAAAATCTCAATAATAATCACCTACTTTCTTAGGCAGTCCATTTACCTTTGTTATTACTTAGCAACTCTTTAACTTCTTTCAATATATCCTCGGACGTTCTAGCTTCTTCTACTTGCTTATTTGGCTTATAAAACTCTTTGAACGGAATAAAGTCTTCTTCTGTCATATTCGGATGATTTACCACATATAGCTGCCAAGCTTTTTCTTCATCGTTGCGATCAAATGCTTTACTAATTAACCTTGTGACATATTTAATAGGCATTTTCAAGACGTATTCAAACGAATAATGACTATGCAATAAGTGAAGAACTTCTTCAAATCCTATTGCATAGCCGACTTGAAAAGTTCAACCAGTTCCTCATCATTGAATATTGCTTTTATACTTTTAATAGTTTCAAAGATTGATTGTTCCCTAACCTCTGCGACTGTTTTCTCTTCTAATATCGAGACAACTTCAAATATTTCTTCTTTAGCTTTACCGATATTCTTCATTACATATTTAAACAAATCGATACCCGCAAGCTCGGCTTCTACTTTTTTGCCTTTGTTTTTTGCCTTAGTCTTCTTAATGTAAGAATCTACATTCAACTTGTCATACACGTCCACAATGTGCGGCAGTAAATCGAGCGCCTTTTCTGTATCTAATTTCATGAGTAGTTCCTCCTTTTAATTAAACAAAAAAGAGAGAGCAGATGCTCCCTCTTATTCTTCCGGTTCTGCAACAACTTCACGTGGAAAGAAAATAGCAAACGGTGGGTGATCTAAATCAGCTTCACTGTAATGCCCCTCAAATTCCATTTCCGTTACTGCTTCAGATTTATCTTCTGTTGCAAGCGTTAAACCTGTTGTATTGATTGCGTTGTAAATTTGGATAATAAGCGGTTCAGTTGCACCTGAAATCTTTCCTACGTACGTAACGTTTTCATAGTAGTCTGTCAGTTCAATATAGTTTTTAGCCTTGATAATGTCATACCTTAGATCAGTCTCCGTATCTATTTCACTCGCTGTCAACGCCTTAGCAATCCCCTCTTTCGTAACTTCTAGCACGTTCGCATTCATCTTGATTTCCCACTCATCAATCACTGATAAGCCTTTAGCTTTACCGCGTACACCGTCAATCTCAATATTCCTGATTTCAGGTACAGCGCTGAATGAGCCACCACCGCGAGTTGCTCCAAGTAACTTACCGGCAGCAATAGCCGTTTCAAACGTATCTGATTCTACATCAAAATCAATAAAAAAAGCACCTGCATCAAGAAGTAAATTCTTTGCAGTGCTTTCTGTATACCCACTAAACGATTTTTGTCCTGCCATTTTATAACCTCCTATAGTTGTCTATCAAAGTATCTCAGTTGAAAAATTAACTTCCTTCTTTTTATACCTGTGTTATCTTCGTCCAGTGGTGGCAGTCGGTTGCCACGGTAAACGCTAAACTGTATATTTTCATCTAAATAATGGTAGCGATTAAACAGCTTCCAATAGGTAGATGCGATTGTTTCAAGTGGCACTGTGTTCTCATTGTTATCCCATACGTCTACATCAAAGTTAAAAACCTCTTGATTTTCGTTATCAAACGAATTAGGGAAATCATAAACAACATACGGAAACCTAGCTTCCTTGGTTGCTTCTTGAAAATAAACCTCGTCATGGATTTCTAGCAGTATTCTCATTGTAGCCAGTCTGAGATTTATCATTATTCAGCACCGTCCGGACTCTTATGTTCAGACTCATCAATCAAACGGCCAGCACTATCTGTTGTGATAGCCGATAAGTATTGTGCTTGTATACGTCTGATTTGTCCAATGTTGCTGTATACTGCGTTTCTTAATACTCCGCGCGCTGGGGATCCGTGAGTTCCTAATTCTGAACGTGCACCATACCAAGCATCATGCTTGAAGCCTATCTGTAAATCTGTTTCCCAACGGCGCACCCAATACTGGTTGGAC